GAGCGGCTCCTCCAGGATCGTCAGGCGTTCCGACTCATGCCCGATTTGCGCGAGAAAGCCAGCCAGGCGAGCGCGCGAATCGATGCCGTAGGCGTCGACGGCCGCCGACAATGCCCCGGCAAACTCGCCCGCGCGCGATTGCGACACCTCGAGCGCGGCCGCCAGCGCTTCGATGGAGAGCGGCATCTCAAACCCCCGGAGGGATAGGCCAAACCAACGAATCGGGAAAGCCCGATTGTTGTGGCACGTCGCGCAACGCTTGCCGGTACTGGCGCGCAGCCTTCGCCGCCGCCGCGTCCCCCGCATCCTCGGCGCGATACACCATCGCGTCGGCTTCGCGCAGCAAAGGTTCGCGTTGCCACCGCGCTGCTTGCGCCTTGATGAAACGATCAAAGGCCGCCGCCAATCCCGCGTCCCATTGCGCGCGGAGAAACTCAGCCGTTGGCTGCTCTCGCTCGGTGTTCCATTTGTAAATCATGGCGTCGCCCACCTGCTCGGCAAACGAGTCATCGGCAAATTGGCGCCACACCAAGTAGTCTTTCCCCGGAATCAAATCAGGGTAAAGGCGTTGCAGGCAGAACACTAATTGGTCATTGGTAATCAGGTTCATTTTTAGTAGTTCCTCAATTGCACGCCGCGCAGGAATGTTCCCGCCGTGGTCAAGTCACCATTGTTGTAAGAACAATAGAGCCCACACATGACATAGGGCGCGGGAACATCCAGCCGCGCAGACCAGTCCCCACCGGGCGACATTGGCCCCCATTCACCGACGCCGGTATTCCAATTGCAGACAGAGCCGTTGACCTTTGAATTCGGATCGAAATTCCACGAGCCCCATACATAGCCGCCCGCGCCTCGGTTGATATCTGCCTCTGTAAACGACCACGCAAGAGATTGCCCACCGAGTGCGAACCCAATCATCGGAGAACCGCCGTTGTTATCGTAGGCACCGATTGCTGCGAAGTGCCGTGCGCCCCAACGCGTCCATCTCATCCCCCAATAGGCAGACGTGGGACTCGCGGCGTCAATCTGTAGAGCCGCGATCGCACCACCGCTCCAATCCGCCCACCCTGTACCAATGTCGCCGCCAGAATGATAAACACCAGTAATGCCGGAACCGTTCGCGCCGTATGCGGTGTAATGCCGATTGGCTATAAGGTCGGTACGCGCAGTGACCGTGCCGTCATCCGTTACTGCAAGATTCCACGCAGTGCCCGCAGCATTGACAAAGCCAATTTGCGCGGACGGGGGATCCCACGACACCCACGGCCCACTAGCGCCGTCCGCTTGCAAAAAATGTATTGCGCCGCCACCTTGGATACTAAGCGCGCCGGTCATCGTATCGCCGGCCTTCGATACCTTGCCGCTTACATCGGTCGTCACACCATCAATGCGCGCATTCACTGCATCAATGTCCGATTGCTCTTTCAACGCAAGATCGGTCAGCCCCTGCGCCGTGGCAAAGTAGGTGATCGTTTGCCCGTTGAGCAGCTCGCAATTGAGGTTCGTATTCAGCGCGCCATTGCTCACCGGAATATTGCCGTCAGCGTTGCCAGGTTGCAGACCTTGCAGCTTCTGCACGTTGATCGCGTACTGCGCCGCGAGTTCGAGCCAGGACGAACCGTCGAATTTTTCCCACCGCACATTAGCCGTTGACCAGCGCTTTGCGCCCACTGGCGTGTTCAGCGGCGTTACATCATCAAAGAGCGCGGCTTGCGCCTCCGCATTCGTGCGAATCTCCTCGAGTACCTCCGGATAGCCATCGGTTAGTTGCGGCTTGCTGAAATCGGCTTCGGCCATGATCACACTCCTCTAGCAGTCCAATACACACTACCGTCGATGCGGTTTCCATCCATGTCGAACAAGTACACCCGGAATGAGGTCGGCCACGGAACGTCAGCAAAATCGACGGCGTAAAGCATCGGCACCGTGCCGTTCGGCGTGACAATGACGCTCGTCACGTCGACGAAATCTGTATTGAAGAAGACCTCAGTGCCATTGGGATCCGCAGCGAAGCAATCGGCCTGGCCCTCGTCGGTTTTGCGCTGCACTGCGAGTTTCACGTTCAAGCCGGTAATCAGGATCAGGCTATGGTTGTCGGCCGGCAGAAAATCGTAATGCACCTTGATATACCGAAAGCCAGAGATATAGGCCTGGCCCACGCCTGGCAGATCCGTCCAGGGATCCGCTTCATCGGCCCTATATGAAAGCATCGGTATGACGTCGACAAACCCATACAGGGTTTGATAGGTGAGCGTAGCCGTTACCGTGGTAGGCGGTTGCACGGCGCCGAAATCAAACACCTCGTCGTAGGTTGCGCTCGCCGCGCCCGGTTGGAAGTAGATCGGATGGCCCGCGTCGATCTGATCTTGCGGCGTACTCCAGCCGTTCGTAACGAAGTGCTCCTCCCAGGTTTCCGAGACGATCGGCGCCCATAGCTGCATGCCCTCCTGATAGACGTTCGTCGTCTCGATATTCTGGAAATCGGAATCCCAATCGTAGCGGAGCACATAGTCGGGAGGTTGCGTGAGCTGTACCGTCGCGCTCCGCGGCTCCCCCGCATTGCCGGCCGTATCGATCGCGCGCACCCAATACGTATAGGTGCCAGCCGCCTCCTCAAAGAACGTGATGGCGCGACCGTTGCCGACGTTTGCCTTGCCGATCGACGACTCCCAGGTCGCGCCGAGACGGATCTCGTAATACACGATCGGAAGCGTGGTCGCGGCGTTGTGCCAGCGCAGGAGCACGTTATTGCCGAGCACCTGCGCTTGCATCGTGACCGGCGACGGCGCCAACACCACCAGCGACACGGCCGCAGCATCAGACCGGTTGTTTGCCACATCGATGGCGATCACGGAGTAGGTGATCTGCCCGAGCGCAATCACCTGCTCGGAGAACACCGTCGTGTAGGCGCTACCAACGAAAACGCCATCGCGGTAGAGATCGTAGCGATCGGTTGCAAACGATCCTTTCACTTCATCCCAGCTCAAGATCGCATCCGGCCCGCTTACCTCCACGCGAAAGTTCTCCGGCGCACTCGGCGCGAGCACCACGACGTCGATATCGGCGCGCGTCGCGCTGTAGAGGTCCAGCACGTTGTGGGCGCGAATGCCGACCTTCCACACTCCGGCCTCGCGCATCTCCCACCGATAGGCGGTTGCATTCAGGAACACCGGCAGGCCCCCCTCCTGGATTGCCTTGTCGGCCTCCAGGGTTTGTGGATCCGTACCGATGTACTCGACCAAGTAGCCGTCCAGGTCCAGGTTCGATACCGGGTTCCATTCGAGGCGAATCGAGTAATCCTCGATCACATAGACAAACCCGGTCACGTCATAGGGCGGGGTGCTGTTGCGCTCAAGCGTGAACGAGATCTCGGCCGGCGTTGTTTGCCGGCCGGACGTGGTGATCGCGATCACGCGGTACTGCAGCTGCAGGCCGTCGATCTTCGGGATCTCGATCTGCGACATGCGCGCGATCACCGGCAGCTCGGTCGCCGTCGGCGTGCCGACGTTGACCCAGGAGCCGTCCTCCGCAAGGCGGTCCACGCTGTACCACAGCACGGAGGTCTGCGCCGGCCGTTGCCAGGACAGCGTCACGGTCACGATCGGCGTGCGATCGGCGAATGCGTAGTCGATGGCATAGACCAGGCCCTGCACTGGCCCGAGCTGGACATCGCCAGGCGGACGGCCGTCGGCGCTCGGCTGATAGGGCGGAATCGGCCCGGTGTCGGCCGAATAGACGCCAGGCGCCTGCTCGACCAGCTCGATCATCGCGGTCAGGTCATCTCCCGGCGTAATGGCCTTGACCAGGTAGTTCGCGGTCACGGAATCGATGATGCCGAACACCACCAGGTCGCCGACATTGATCACCGGCAGGCTGCCGCTGAGAATCAGTTCATCACCGTCGGTGAATACCGGCGTGGCCTGCACTACCTGCGAGCCGCCTGGGTAATTTTCATTGCGCACCCGCAGGCCGTAGCCTGTGGCATGGGCCTCGACCTGGAGCGTCTCGTCGAGGCGGATATGGCCAGGCGCGATGACCTCGAGCACGCGCCCCGGCACCCCACCGGAGCGCAGCACGTCATGCGCGAAACTGACCAGGTCGCCGCGCGTGCAAACCAGGTTCTCGATATCGACGCCGATGCTGATGTTCTCGCGGCGCAGCTTCGCCTGGGCGAGGAAGTACCGCCCATCGCGCCAGGCCTGCCCAGGGCGCGTCACGCCAAAGGAAGCCACGTCCTCGAAGCGCGAAGCGTTGCTCGCGTCGTAGCCGTCGTCATAGACGACCATGTCCCGCTGCTGCCAATTCGAGTCCGGATCAATGAACTTCACGCGCAGCGCGTGCGGCATGTCGCTATAGGACTTCGAGACGGAGAACGACGTCACGTTGCGCGAGGTGAACATCTGCACTGGCACCGTGCGCTCCTCATCGATCAGCACGGAGAACTTGCCGTCGCGCATCGTTGGCGTGGCGCGGCCGTTGGCGGCGACATTCGAGAGCAGCTCCCAGACGGTCGACGTCCCATCGATCACGGTATCGCACAGCGAATACGGCTGGCCGTCCTGCGCCGCACGCGCGCAGTAGTCGTGCCACCGCTGCAAACCCGCGATATCGACGCGATCGCGCGTGACGGCGCGCGCGTTGGCCGTGCCGGTCAGGATGTCCCAATAGATGACGGCCGGAGAACGGTAGGGATTTTCATTGCCCCACCAATCGGTGATGCGCGAGGTCGCGATGCAGTTCAGGTTCTGGATTTGGCCGCTGATCTGGTCGGTTGCCTGGATCTCCACCTCGGCGATGGTGTGCGGCACCTTGGGCGCGACAGGCGACCGATAGGTGATCGACTGCAGGCCCTCCCAGAAGCACTCCTGGATACGCTTGTCGTCCGGCGCGGGATCGTAGGTCGTACCGTGGTAGAGCGCGACGGCCCACCGGCCGCGCGAGGGGACCGCGAACTCGAATGATGCCTGCAGCGGCTTCTGTTCGGCCTTGTTGGTGCCGAACATGACGGAGCCGGTGTCGACGTCATAGCCGCCCCATCCACGCATGATCGAGGCGTTGATCAGGCGATCGCCGGCGATATCGATCCAGCCGCCCCCGATCTCGTTCATCACGCGGACGCGGATCGGCACGCGATCCGGCCACAGCGAGTTATCGCCGCCGATCGCATAGATGCCGGCCGGAAACTGCAGGTTGACGACCACCACGTCGGTGTCGTCGGCGGTGAAAAAGGTCCGCTCCTCGTACCGATTCAGCGAGGCGCCCACGGACGCATAGAACGCATCGTTGGTGTAGGCCTGCAGAGCGTCCCCGGCCTGGAACCGAGGATAGATGTTCAAGCGCACGCCCTGGTACGCACCGATCGGCGTGTCGCCGATGCGCCAGTCCTCCGTGTCGAGCGGACCATAGCCCAGGTCGTAGACGGCACGCAGCCAGGAGACACCACCGCGCACGAACACCAGCGGCTGCGCGGCCACGCGCGGGTAGATGCGGTGGCGCCCGTAGACGCGCTGGACGCTCCCATACGGCGTCGCCTGGTTTGACTGGCCCGACAGCGAATAGGCCGGGTTATCGGCGATGCCAGAGACGGCGCTGCTCGGGGCAGGCGGCTTAAAGATCGCGGAGATGGCAAGCGAACCGATGGCGGTGATGCCCATCGCGATCGCGCTGGCCGCGAAGCCGGTCGCGGACGCACCCAGGCCGACAGCGATCACAGGCGCCGCGTACCAGGCCACGACGGCAACCGCGACCATCGCGATCATGCCGAGGATGCTCTTTCCCTTCTTACCGCCACCGCGTGGCACCACCGCGATCACGACGCGAGAACCCTGCTTCGGGCGAACGTAGCGCCAGTGCTCGCGCGGCACAATCGCGTCACCAATCCAGACCGTCGACAGCTCGGCCTGCTCCGCGGCGAAGCGGTCAACGATTTCCGCGACGGTCAAACCCTCCGGCAGTTGCGCTTCGACCTGGTCGCGAGACGACAGCACATGGGGGCGAACGATTAGGTCGGCCATCTGTAGAACCCCTCTATGCGGTTGCGCCACGGCTCCCGCATGAATTCCTCGCAGGCGACGCCGCGCTTGTTAAAGATGTGCATGAACGTGCCAGGCGACACGATCACGCCGCAATGGGTAGGCGCTCCGAAAACGTTCAAGACGATGACGTCGCCATTGCGCGTGCGATCGGCCGGAACGCGGAGCCAATCGCGGGAGAACAGGCCGATCGCGGCCTGCGCGCTTTCGTCTTCCGCGTCGAGATACGAGTCGGCATAGCTCGGCACGCGAAGCCCGTACTCGCGCAGCAGCACCAGGCGCACCAGGCCCCAACAGTCCACGCCGTTCAGATCGCGCCCCTTGTCGGCGAAGGGCAGGCGCATGTACCAGGCGTAGTCCATCAGAAGATCCCCGGAAATTCCTCGGGGTTGTAGGTGTGCGCGGGAAACTTCGCATGCATGACGTCCTCATGGGTAAGGTTGAACGTCACCACCTGCGGATCCCATTCCACCGTGCGCAGCACCAGGTCCGACACCGCGAACTCCGGTGATTCAGCGCGCGACATGGCAATCAGCTCGAGCACGCACGTAGGCGGCGCCAGCATCTGGCGCAGCAGCGTGACCAGCATCAGTTCGATGTTGTCGATCTGCACCTGCAGCCCTGGCTGGTTTTCCTCGCTATCGGTGGGCAGCAGCACGCGGAAGGGATAGGCCGTGAACGTCATGCCGCGGGAGACGACATCCTGCATGTTGTTCACGATCCGGACCACACCCCCCTCGACCTCCGGCGTATAGATCGAGAGCAGCCATAGCCAGGCCTGCGGCGTCTCGCTGGCGAATAGCTCCGCGAGCGTTGCGTTCGAAAGCGACCTCATGTCGGGATCCTTTGCCAGGCCAGCTCCACGCTAACGTTCAGCGGCCCGAGCGTGTCGAACTTCGGCGGCGAGGCAAAGCGCAGCACCAAGTCCTCGCCATTCCAGGGATGGGTGAACTCAAAGTAGTTGACCCCGCCAGCCAGCGCCTGGTCGAAGAAATCGCGCAGGATCTGGTACTGGTCATTGGTCATGTACATGGTCGCGGTGATATTGCGAATCGGCGCGGAATAGCGACGCCGGACCTTGGGCGGCCCGCCATCCATCTGCGTGCGAATGACCACCGACTCGTTCTCCTCTTTCCAGTCCTGCACGCACGACGGCAGGGTGGCCGGCCACGGCAGCGTGATCGGTACGGACATGGCTATCTTCCTTTGCGCGTGATGCCGAACGAGGTCGACAGCGCGGAGTCATAGGCGCCGGAGGACAGGCCCGACCGGACGCGCTTGTCGATGTAGATGTCGATCTGCTTGCCCCCATCGCTGCTCTGCGATTCCTGCACGCTCGCCGTTTCACCAGGCTGCGGGTAGATGTTGACGACCACGCCGCCTTCGCCGCTGCCGTTGTTGGTCACCCCGAGCTTTCCATCCGGCCCGCGCGCGAGCGGCATGATGGCCTCGGTACCGGCCTCGCCGGCCAGGCCTATGCCCTTGGCGAACGGGAACAAGATCGGACCCGGCGTGAGGCCGCCATTCGGCCCCAGGATCCCGCCAGCAGCGAACGCATGCACGCCGCCAGCAAACGCATTGCCGTCTGCGGAGAACAGCGCGGAAAGGAACCCGCCAAACCCTCCACCGCCACCGGCCTGCATCGATTTCAGCGAGGTCTTCAGCGCATCGATCAGCGGCTGGATGATCAGGATCTGCAGCGTCATCTGCGTGAGATCCTTAAGCACGCCGGTCACCATGTCCCCGAACGCATCGCCGAAAGACTTGGTGCTGTCCACCGCATTAACCAGTGTGCCGGCTACCTGCTTGCCATAGCCATCGATGGCCGACAGCAGCTGCTCGAAGCCGCTGACCGATTTCCCATTGATCAGCTCGTCGACCTTCTGCTTCGCGCCGTCGAGCGCCTGCGTGGCCGCCAGGGACGTGTCGCCGGTCTGCGCGATGATCTGTTCCAGGCGGTACCAGTTGTCGATCGCGGCCTCCAGCTGGCCGGCCTGGGTTTGGGACTTGGCCTGTTCCAGAAACTGCGCCTGCGCGGTGATCTGGTCCTGCTGCGCCTTGGTCGATTCCTCCAGCGCATTTTTGCGCGCCTCCTCGGCCTCGACGTTGCGGTTAGTCGCATCGATGAGAGCGGCCGTCATGTAGAGCTGGTCGGCCTCGGCCTTGGTCACCTCGATGATCCCGTTCTCGATGTCGTAGGCGAGCTTTCCCACGGCCGTCCCTGCGGCCTCCGGCTGGCTCGCCTTGAACAGTTCATCGTTCAGCGACTTCAGGCGCCGCTCGAAATCCGAGATCTTGTTTGCCGCGGCCTTGGCGGTGTCGCCCAGGTCTTTGATCGGAGGGACCGGCTTCCTGGCGGCGTCGGCCAGGCCCTTACCGATGATGTCGGACACATCGCGCGTCGGGTTTGCCAGCTTGATGAGCGTGAGGTTGGCCTCCTGCCCGAGCTTGTCCACATCAGAAACATAGCTGCTGAAGATCCCCGAGAGTTCGCCGAAATTGCCATGCACGATCGCGGACGCGGCATCGCCGATCATCGTCAGCGTGCGGCCGAACGCCTTCAGCGTGGCCACACCCTTGATGGTGGTGCCGGCTACCCAAAGGATGATCTCGCCGATCTGCTTGCCGGTCTCGCGGAAGGTTTCGCCGCGCGAATTGACGTCGCCCAAGGAATCGAACAGCTGGTTCAGCGCCGGCAGCAGGCCCTCCACGATATGCAAACCGGCGCTTTGGACCTTCTTGCCCATGATGTCGAGCTGGTCGTTTAGCGCCGCGGCCTGCTTGATGGTGTAGCCATCGATGATGAGGCCCAGGGACGCCGCCTGCTTCTTGAAGTCCTCCAGTCCATCGGCGCCGGCATTCAGGAGCGGGATCAGCTTCGCGCCTTCCTTCCCGAACAGCTCGATGGCCTTGGCCGTCTTCTGCGCGCCGTCGGGCATCTTGGCAAACCCATCCGCGAGTTTGGCGAACACCGCGTCGGTGCCCTGCGCCACGTCCTCGGCGGTCACGCCCAGGCCCTGCAGCGCCTTGGTGGACTTGGCCGAATCGTCGGAGAAATCCTCCATCGCCACCGAGAGCTTCCCGAGCGCCTTGTACAGCGTCTCCGCATCGGTGCCGCTCATCTGCGCGGCATAGCCCCAGGCCTGCAGGTTGTCGGTCGAGACACCCAGGCGCTCACTGGTGTCGTTCAGGTCGTCCAGGGTATCGACCAGCGACTTAAACGCCGTGACAACCGCGCCAACGGAGATCGCGCCGACCAGGCCGCCGACAAACCCCTTCATTGCTGTGAGCGCGGAGCTGGCGCTCTTCTCCAGGCCGCCCAGGGACTTCTCCATCTCCTTGATCTGCGAGATGGCACTCTGCGCGATCTTGGCCTCGATGCTGATAACGCGACGCACGTCTGCCATTACAGTCCCCTACCTTTGAAACCGATGGCCACGGCCGGCACGGCGTTAGCGCCGGCTCCGCTGTAGCCCTTCTGACCAGGGATGGCCCCAGGGATGGTGATCCAACGGAACGACATGTAGACGTTGCGCTTAAACGGCGCGAGAGCGCGCCGCACCACGGCATGGATCGTCTGCCGTTGCTTCACCAGCGATCGCGTATGGCTGCGCCTGGGCGGCTTCACGCCGCGCTTGCGCATGGCCTTGCGCATCTTTGCCTCTTCCTTCACCAGCTGATTCGTGCGATCGACCGTCCGTAGGTCCACCCAATCGGAGCCGACCGGCGAATAAAAAACCGCGCGCCGATAGGGAGTGATCGGCCCGAGCAGGCGCACGTAGGTGCCAGGCCCAGGATGCGCGCGGAGGAAATCGCCGATGCCGGCCGGCGAGATGCGGACATCGTGCCGGCCGCCCTCCAGGTACCGGCCCCACACCTCGATGCTGGCGCGCGCAGTGCCCGATCGGGAACGCACGGCCGCCTGCAGCGCGGCGTAGGCGGCCACCACCGCGCGCTCGACGTCGGCGGCGTCGTAGAGGTTGAATTTCCAATTGCGCATGGCGCCGGAGGCCGCGTCCAGGAACGTCGATTCACGCGAGTCCACAAACACCACGGTAGGCGCTCGCTTGATCGACTCCAGCTCCTGATGCTCCTGCATCGCTACTTGACGGAGGATGGTGCGGAGATCCTCCGGGAGCGCGACGACGGCCCATTTTTCGAGGTTGGTGACCGTGCCGCCATTTTTGAGTTCAAGCGTTGCCATGTCTCCAGCTCCCGATCGAGGCGCACGATGACGTCCCAATAAAGGTCCAGCGGCGCGCCAAAGGCGGCGCACCAGGTAGCGACTGAGGAAAACGGAATGCGGCCGCGCGCGTTGCGATCGGTGGCGCAATCGCGGTAGCAGGCCAGCAGGGCGAGATCGGCCGACTGCAGCTCCGGCTGGTTGTCCAGCGCATCGATGCGCCGGCCGCGCGCCTGCAGCGCCTGGAGCTGCTCCAGGTGCGGCCCGTACTTCGCCAGCCAGATGAGCGCGGCCGTTAGGCGTTTCCCGCCTGCTCCGTTTCCGCGTCCTGGAAGTTGCGCACGTCCTGCGCCTCGGCCTCGATGACCGGGAACAGTTCCGGAACTTCCTTCATCACCATGACGAAGTTCTCCGGTGTGAACGGGATGGTCTTTCCGTCCAGCTCGCAGCCACGCCAGGCGACCACGATGGTCTCCGCATAGACGCGGTAGGCGGCCTCCTGGTTCTGCTCCACCGGCCGCTTGCCGTTGAACCGCTGCGCCTCCTGGCTGCGCGCTGCCTCGCGGCGCACGGCCTCCAGGTAGGGGCGATTGGTAGGACCGGCGCGACGCACCGTGACGAAGAAATCGTCTGCGATATTTACCTCGACGCCGTCGGCTTCCTTCTTGCGGTTGCCCGCGATCTTGCGCAATTCCATTTGAGTCTCCCAAAGACAAAGGCGCGCCAGGCCCTGCGGCGCGGCGCGCGAGTACAGATTCGTTGTTCAATCAGACGAAGGTCACAGGCTGCGCCTGCTGCACCAGGTCGTAGGTGGCCGTGACGTTGACCACCTCGGCGACGGTGTCGGTCACGTTGACGGAGGCCGTGCCATCGGCCGCCGTGATCGCGGTCACAGGCGCCGGGAGCGCCGTGCCCTTGTCCACGGAGAACGTCAGCTCCACGCCGGCCATTGGGGCGCCGACCTGGTCCTGCGCCGTGAATTGCACGACATTGGCCGTCGCGCCGTCGGCCGGCGAGTTGTCGGTCACCACCGCGGAAGTGATCGTGGTGACGACCGGAGGCTCGGGCGAGCGCGTGATGATCATCTGCGTGCCGGTGGTCGGATCCAGCAGCGCCTGGCCAACGGCCTCGTACACGACGTCCGCGCCGGTGCCGGTCGCGTCGGCATTCGCCTGGGAGAGCTTCACGCGCGGGAATGCAAACTCGTACCAGTTCGCTGGATCGGCGGTGTCCTGCAGCTTGAACGAGATCGCGATCGCCTCCTGGTCCAGCAGCATCTGCAAGAGATCGTTGTCACTGAAGTAGAGCGAGAAGTTCAGCGACACCTCGGCGCGCCCAAGCACCATCTCCTTAGCGCCCAGGAACCCGATGCACTCGACGGCCCGGTTGTTGTTCGCCAGGTTGACGACCATGTTGGAGAAGCACTCGGTGGTCGCGACCACGCCAGCGAGCGTGATATCGGTCACCGTCGGCGCGGCCATCACCGGGTTGTAGGCAGGATCGACGTAGGTCGCGCCGGCCAGCGGCGCCTCGTCGGGATCCATCGATTTGCCGAGCACGGAGAACGTCCCGGTGATGACGGCGTTGGGCGCGACGTTGATCGAGAAGCCGTCGACGATCGTGCCAGGAACGCGGTGGTACAGCTCGGTGGTGCCAGGATCGACCGGGAGGTACTTCTCAAGCGTGGCGGACTGCAGGAGCTTGCCGACCTGGATCGAATCGGCCTGCCAGGTGTTGCACATCGCCATCGCCAGGAACAGGTTAAACCAGTGCTCATAGGCCAGCTCGAATGGGATATCGCCGCTCACGGAGCCGCCAGTCAGGATCAGGTCGGTCACACCCCGATTCGGGTTCATCTCGTTGGAGTTGGTGGTGGTCGGCGCGAAATTCACCGACTCGCCGGTAATGCGCATCACCTGGAATTCAGGGTTGGCAGGCGTCACGCCATAGGCGTCCTCAGGGACAAAAGCCAGGCGGACCAGATCAGCGGAAAGCGGCATGGCGGCTCCTTTCAGGTTGCAGCGATCGAATCGAACGCGTACTCACACGGCACCACCAGGTCGGCCCAATTCCCGCTATCGCTAGGCGAGAGCGTCGGCGAATCGATGGTGACGAAACGGAAGTGGGCGATGCGGGTTTGCAGCAGCGCCTGGGTGATTTGCTCGGCCAGGGCGGTGGCGGCCGCATCGCCAGTGCCGGAGCGCGTGATGCAATGCACGTCGACCTGGCCGGTTTCCCGAAAGCAACCAGGAGAGCCGATCGAGACGCGCTGGCGCTGCGATTGGACGAACTCGAGCGTCACCCAAGCGTCGGGACACTTCCCCAGGTCGACCTGGGTATCGACCGTCTCGATGTACGGCGTCGGCGCAGCCGCGGCCGGCACGATCTGGCGAAAGATCGCGCGCACAGCTTCAGAGGACATGGCTAGGCTCCCCGGACGATCGGCTTGTGGAACACCGCGCCGCCGTCGAACGACGGCCGCGACCACTGGACCGTGTAGGTGCGCCCCGCGACCTCGATCGTGTCCAGGTGCAGGAGCGCGTCAACGCCGATCGCGGTGAAGGGCGACGCCGGGAGGACGATCTTCACGTCGCCCTGCTGCGCGCCATCGACCAGGTCGGACGCGGACAGGCCGATGAACTTGCCGCGCGTCGTGATCTCCAGGGCGCCGTCGGCGCGGCGCCAGGTCATGTCCGTGCCGAACATGGCGAGCAGCTGCTCCGGCAGGGTTCCGAGCAGACTCATGGCGACACCTCCGCGACCGGCTCGGCCACCACGGCGCCGCCGAACAGCTTGTCGCGCAGGCGGTAGGAGTCGATGACCGAGGCACCACGGCCGAACGGACGCAGCTCCTCCGGCAGCGAGCCAGCACCGCCGCCAAACGAGACGCCGTCCAGCGTGCTCCCGCCCAGGTCAATCGAGCCGACGTCGACCACGGAGATCTTCTTCGCCGACGACAGCGAGATCGCGCCGCCAGCGCCGGCCGCGCCGGAGGCCTGCTGGCCGTTCCATTGGCCGATCAAGGCCTCGGTGAAGGCGTCGACGATATCGGCCGGCATCGGATCGAAGCCGCCGTCATAGACCACCTCGATGCTGGCGAGCCAGTACTCGCCCAGGATCGGCTCGGTGGGGCGGATCACGCCGTCGAACTTGGACACCGGCACAGTCGACAGGTCGGCAGGATCGACGTTGGTGAGCGATAACAGCGTGCGCAGCGGAGGGTTCTGCACGACGATCGGCCAGCGGCCATCGGCGCGGGTTTCTTTCCAGCGTTGCGGCAGGAATGAGCGCATGCAGTACCGCTCGGCGATCGCCAGGAGCGCCGCCTCCTTCATGGACATCCAGGCGAGCTGGCCCTCGGTCGGGTTGTCGATGCCCAGGAGCGCGAACACCACCGCAGGATCAACGATGAGCTTGTCGGCCATGTTTGTTACTCCCAGGCTGCTGCATCTTGTTCGGCGGCTCTTCCTCCATCCGGATCCTGCGTGGCCGGCCGCCCTTGTTGCGCGGCTTCTCGGGTTCGGCCTGGGGCACTGGCGTCGGCTCCGGATCGGCCTGGGCACCAGGCGCGGCCTTGGCGAGCGCGCGCGCAATGAGCGCCTGGGCGCGGAACCCGTAGACGACCAGGACGTCGCCGGGTTTGACCTTGCGGCCGCCGAACGGAAAGGACTTCGTCGCGATGAGATTCATAAGCAAAACGGCCGGGTTTCCCCGGCCGTCCTCATGGTCTAGTTTTGGAATCGCGCGATCATGGCCCCACGACTGGCAGAGCGCCCTTCACGAACGCGGCCGGCGCATAGACGCACAGCGCCAGGCGCTCCTCGGCGCGGATCGTGACCAAATTTTTACGGAAGTTGTCGCTGTCCTCGGTCGACACCTCGACGGTCGGCGCCTGGCGGTCGAAGATCTGCGCGCCGATGCGGAACGCGCCCACCAGGTACTTGCCCTGGTCCATCGACACCGTGTCGACCACCGGCAGGCCCCACAGGAGCTGCGGCGACAGCGACTGCGGATTTGCGAACAGGTACGAGTTGTCGGTCAGCTTGATCAGTTCGATCGCGCACCAGTCAGCCGGATGCAGCACGATGCCGGTGGCACGGTAGTTCGCCAGGCGCACCTGCAGAATCGCCTCCCGAATCATGTCCACCGGCGCGACAGCGGTGCTGGCCGACGCCGTTGCCTGCGGCATGATGCCGAGCAGGTTCTGGCCGAGGCCGTCGCCGTTCAGCAGCTGCTCCTCCTCGACCAGCGCCAGGCCATAACGCAGGCGCGCGTCGATGTAGGACGACAGCTGCGGCGCGTCGTCGAGCACCTGCACGGTCGCCAGCATCCAGTGCGCCAGCGTGCGGACGTTGCTGGTCTTTTCCTCCAGCGTGACGTCCGATTGCGGCTTGGGTTGCGCCTCGGCGACCGGCTGCGCGAAGTTCTGAAAGAGTTTCTCCTGCACGTAGTCTATCGCGTTGCTGGTGGTGCGGCCAGGAGCCACCAGGTCACGAATCGTGAGCTGAATGTTCGGCGGCACCAGGATGCCAGGCAGGCGCATCGGCTCGATCGCCGCACCAGCGGAGGCCGGATCGCTCGAGATGGTGGTAACGGCCTTCATCTCGATCTTGGCCGTGCGGCCGCCCTTGGTCTCGGCGAGCTTCTTCCACGAATCGTGGTCGATGACCTGTTCGCCCCAGGACTTACGGTTGCCAGCGGCGCCGGCATAGGACGTGCGCGACGCGAGCTTCTGCTCGACCTCGATCAGACGCGCCTGCAGCTTCAGGCCGTCCGACGACAGCTGCTCGAGCTTCAGCTTGATTTCTTCGGACACTGACTTGCCCTGGCCGATTTCCTCCAGCGCCTTGCCACACATGGTCTTGATCTCTTCGTCGCGCGCCTTGATGGCCTCCATCAGCTCGGTGAACTTCGCGACGTTGTCCTGCTTGTCGACGACCTCCTTGATGCGACGGTCGCGGTCGGCCCGCGCGAGTTCGCGCTCGATGATTGATGCGTGCATGGTTTTCTCCTTCGGGATTGATTGGATTACCGGGCGAAGTGCGCGAGCAGATCGTCCAGGTGCTTGCCGAATGCAGGATCGCCGTCGGTCTCATCCCGAGACGCGAGAGCACCGAAACCGCGCGCGGCAATCGCCTCGGCCTCGGCTCGCGAGAAATGCCCTTCATCCCGAAGGAACTTCTCGAATTCACGAACGGATAGCTGCATGTGCGCGCGCAGCTTTCCCTTGATTTCGTCGATGCGCGCTTCGTCGTTCGCAGGGAACGTGACCGGCGACACCTCGATCAGCTCCAGCTCTGTCAGGAGCCAGGAGCGCGCGTCGCCGTCGAATTCTTCGTTGACGGTGTAGTAGCCGATCGACAGGCCTGTCACGGCGCCGGCCTCCATGAGCGCGTGCGCCTCGGTCGCGCGCTGGACCTTGCCGACCAGGAGACGGCCCTCGACGAACAGACCGTTGCCGTCCTCGTAGAGCTTGTCATAGACGCCGATCGGTTCGCCCGATCGGTGCTGCCACAACGCCGGCAGCTTGCGCTTCGAGGCCTCGAGCTTCGCGAGCGTCGCGGCAAAGGCGCCAGGCACAACGATGTCGCCATAGGAATCGCGCACGTTGAAAACGGAGGCGTAGCCGGAGAACAGCCCTTGCTCGCTTACCGCCTTGATCTCGAAATCGAAATCGCGGCGCTTTAGGACGGTGTTGTTTCGCTTCATCGCGTCACTCCGATCGGAAAAGGCGGTGGTACATGCCGGAGAAGTCCTCGCCGGACTTCGATGGTTGGCCGGTGGCGGCCGGATCCGCGGCCGGCAATGCCGTCGGATCGTTGGCCGGCTGCGCATTCGGATCCAGGGGATCGGCCACGGCCGCGGCGGTCGGCGCCTTCTCCCCGAGCTTGTCCAGCGGCACCAGGGCGGACTGCACGGTGAGCACTGCGGCGTTGCCCCCCATCGGCGGCAGGTTCTCGCGCTCGCGGCCTTCGTCGCGCGTCATGAGGCCGTTCTGCGTCATGGTCGACAGGTACTGCGCGCGCTGTACGGAATTGCCGCGCAGCATCGCCTCGAAATTGAACTCGGCGTAGATCACGTCCTCGCCTTCCGGCGCGATGAGCTGGCGCGAGATCGCCTGCTCGATGAGCCGCGCGAGCGGTTGCAGCGTGAACGTGACAAACCCGTTCTTCTGTTCCTCGATGCCGGATCCCCAGGACGTGGCCTTTTCGGTGTGGCCGATCATGAAAGGCGGCACGTTGAACCAGCGGCACAGCTCCTCGACGGAGTAGGACCGGGACTGCAGCATCTGCGCGTCCTCGGGATTCATCGTCACCGGCTGGAATTTCAGGCCGCCCTCCAAAATCATCGTCTTGCCGGAGTTGACGGCGCCGCTGAATTGCTCGGCGAGCTGGCTGCGCATGCGCTCGCGGTCCTCGGCCTTCAGGATCGTGTCGACGGAGAGCACGCCGCCAGGCTTCATGCCGTTGACGAACACCCGACCAGCGGTCTCCTCGAGCGCCAGGCTGATGCCCATCGAATTACGCGCCTGTGCCAGGCAGGAGATCCCGACGAAGCCGTCCAGGGAAAAGCCCTTCACATGGAACACCTCGTCCTGCGTCAGCTCCTGCGGGTTGCCGGCCTCGTCGCGGTACACAAACACAAGGCGGTAATCCTCCTCCACGCGCACCGTGACCCAATCCGGTCGCAGCGGCATGAGCGACACCACCGTGCCCTCGGAGTTGCGGCCGATCTTGGAAAACGAATTGCCCCAGAACAGCACCGACAGGACCACGGCCGTCCAATACTCGGCCGCGCTCATGTACGGATTCGGCTTCGTATGCAGGATGCGGTAGAGCGCATCGCGCGCGAGCTTCTTGCGCCCACCGTTCGATTGCCGCTTGTACAGGAACAGCGGCATGGTCCCGATCGACTGCGACACCAGGCGCGCGCAGGCCCACACGGTCGACAGCTGCAGCGCCGTGTCGACGTTGACGGTTTTCCCCGCCCAGGAGGAGCCGCCGAAGAAAAACATCAGGCGCCGCGCGTCCTGCAGACTGAACGTGCGCCCCCCGACGACAGCAAGCGTCTGCTTCACGGAATGGGCGAGCGCGCCCCCCGCGCGCATCAGGGCGCGCGTCATCTTGCGAACAGGGTTCATACGATCACCGGATTTGCGAGGAAGGCACCGTAGTCCTTGACGGACCCATCGTCGTGCAGGGCATAGCCAACGGCCATCGCGAGCGCGACGATGCCGTCGATGCGGCCGGTGCTCTTGCGTTTGTCAAAGATCCGGTTGTTCTTCGGATCCGCCACCAGGACTGCACTGCCTGAGTTCCACCGCAGGCAAGGGTTGAACATCACGCGCAGCTTTCCCTCCATCACCAGGCGCTCGAGGATCTCCACCGAATGCGGCATCCACAGGCCGGACTGCTGGCTCTTGTAGTAGCCCTGGCCATGCGGCGCGAGAAACATGTCGACACCCTCGGCCAGCATGTCTGCCTCCAGGTACTTGATGCGGTAAGGGTCATAGGCCACGCCCTGCAGGCGCGCATGCGCCTGGATCTCGGCCATGCGCATGACGACATAGCGGTAGTCGATCGCGCGCCCAGGCTTCGCGTTCAGGTACCCGCCCTTGACCCATTCGTCATAGGCCACGTTGTCCGTGCGCTGGCGCTCGACCATCGTGTCGGCCGGCGTCCAGAAATCGACGAACGCATCGATGCCACCGTCGGGACGTTTGGCCGCCCAGGCAGCGGCCGTGAGATCTCGCACCCCGGAGAGGTCCAGGCCGCCATACAGCTCGCGATCGCGGAAGTCCTCGAATTTCAGCTCCGCGTCCTCGCAGGCCTGCCACAGATCGAAATCGATCCAAGGGTTTGCCGCGTCGACCCACTGGCAAAAGTTCAGGCGGCGAACGATCGCCTCCTTGCCAGGCATCCCGCGCGCCTGGGTGATCTGCTCCTCCAGGTAGATCGGCTGGATCGTGATGCCAAGCGATGGGTTTGCCTTGGCCCAACAGACGCGGTCCTCGAAAGGATCGTCGCCCTCATCGAGCGAGCAGACAAACCCGAAGTACGAATCGTCGCGGACCACGCCGGCCGCTACCTTGCACGCGTACTCATGGTTGATGAAACACACCGAGGTCCGATCGAAACCTGAGTTCGTGATCATCACGATCAGCGCCTGGCGCCGGCCCTTGGTACCGGCCCGCATCATTTCGACAACCGTGTTGTCCTTGTGCTCATGCACCTCGTCGATCAAGCCGCAGTGCGGACGCGGCCCCGACTGCGTCTTGGTGTCGGACGCGATCGGCCGAAAGAACGATGCGTACTTCCGGAACGACAGGTTGTACGCTCGCTCGGCCACGCCGTGAATCTTCACCTTGGCGCGCAGCGGCGGCGACAGCTCGACCATCGCCACAGCATCGCGGAACAGAATCATCGCCTGGTCCCGCTTCGTTGCCGCGGCGTAGATCTCGGCGCGCGGCTCGCCGTCCGACGTCATCATGTACAGGCCGATGCCGGCCACAAGCGGCGACTTGCCGGAACCCTTGCCGGCCTCGATGTACGCGACGCGATATCGCCGGTACCCGGTGTCGGCGCGCTTCCATCCGAACAGCGAGCCGACGATGAATTTCTGCCAGGGCAGCAGGTGGAACGGGATGTTCTCGAACTCGCCGCCGTTCAGCCGGAGGATCGTCGGAAAGAACTCGATCGCATGTAGCGCGGCATCGAGATCCCATGCCAGGCCGCGCGCTGGCCCTTGCTCCAGGTCGTCCAGGTGCCGCTGACAGGCGGCCCGTATGTCTGGCCCCGCGAGGATCTCACCCTCCACGACGGCGAGCGCATACCCAAGGACCGGATCATCAGAGATAGGCCCGCTTGCCTTGCGCCGACGGCCGGCGTTCTTCTTCGTCGTCATCGTCGTCCGGTGCTTCGGTTTCGAGGCCTGCGCGAGCGCGCGGTGTCATGCCGAACTCGGCTGCGTAGCGGACCATGTCCTGCGAGGCGCGACGCGCGGCACCGACCAGCGGGTTCTGTACGACGTTGCCGTTCGAGGTCTTGATGATCACGCCATGCGTGAGCGGATCGCGCTCGGCCATCTGCGCCAGGGAACGCTCGGCGAGTACCCATTTGCCATACGCCTGGCAGTAGGCCGCGAACGCAGCGCGATCGACGACGGTGAGCAGGCCCAGGCGATTCAACTCCTTGCACAGCCGGCGCCATTCCGTCTGAGCCGGCTTGTTCAGATGAGCCGGCGCGGAGGGGAGCCGGTCGTCGGGTTTGACTTCGTTCTGCGGAAGCGGCCGACGGCCAGGATTGCCCTCCAGCAGCTTCAGTGCTGTGGGTTTGGTCATTGATCTACCTCAAACGGGGGAGGGAAACCGGAAGCAAGTGACGCGTGTTCGTCACCAAGGCGGAAACCGTGTGCGTGTCTTGCCAAAATTGATGGAGAGCCACGGAAGGTAGCTACGCGACCAATCCCACTGCCAGAGCCGCCCTACGCGGCTTTTTTTTAGTTCTTCGCCGATTTCCGGGAAACCAAAGGTCGCTTATCGACCCAAAGCCGACATAGCGACCGCGCCGAAGAAGACATTACCTTAGGGGCGAATACGTCACGGTCTTCGCCTAGGCTGACGGCACCTTGGTTACAGTGACCGAGAGTTGGTACTCGAAGAGTTCGATATCGGGATTGCTTGAGCAGGCGAGCATTAGATCCTCGGACATGGTTCTGCAGACGATCATACCGCGGACACGCTGCCCCGGAGCTGCCAGATTCTGACGAACCCAGTTGACGTAGTACAGGAGCTGGCCGACGACCCGGTCGTAGCCTTTGGATACCTTGAGCTCGAGAACCACGAAGGCGTTGTTGCGGTCAAGTGCCAAGATGTCAATGCGACGCCCGCCAGCATCGTATTCGATGCCTCGTACGCCATCGCTATCTTCGTAGAGCCTGAGGCCAGATTCAATCCGGTCCAGGTGGCGAGCCAGGAAGTTCTGCAAGTCCTTCTCCAGCAGAAACTCAGTGGCGCCTGCGGCAGCCGTGGCATCCGCATTATCTCGAGCCTCCTCGGCTTGAGCTTCGACTTGGCGCTCTTGCTCCCGTTCGACGTCGCCGGGCACTAGTTCCCTGATGGGCGTAGGATCCTGGCCAGCTTCGTAGAGGCGGTACTGGCCTGTGTCTACTTGGAAAAGCAAGTCATCTTCGGGCTTTAGGTTGCCGTAGTGAAGGCGGCTCTTGTCGTTCGTAGACGCCTTTCTCAGGTCGGCTCGGATGCCCCTCGAGCTCAGCTTGGGGTAGTGCTCTTTAAACCAGTCGACGGCCTTGGTGGCAGTGAACACTTGCCCGGGCTTGAGCTCGAACGCTGCGACCATGTCGTGCAGCAGATAGCGAACCGCCCTGTCGTAAATCGTTCTTGGCATCTAGTCCCTCAGGAAAGGTATTCACGAGTATTCGATCTTGGCCGTGAAATACGCACGGAACGGCGCACCTTCATCACCAAGTCTGAACCTTCGAGTCTTCACAAAATCCTATCAATACTAGAACTTGGACAGCGAGTTTGACACATCTGATGCGCGAGGCGAATGTCAGCAGTTGGCCGATCTCAACCGTCGGACCATCAACCCTCCCCAGAAATCGGCGATGAATCTTTTTTTACCGCAGCGAGTGACGGCGTAGGCTTCAGCGGCTAACCCGCCAGGAGCGCCGCTATGCGGCCTTCTTGGCCTTGGTGGGGCGGGTTGCCCATGCCCCCCGCTTTGGCGCAGCGTTGGCCCGCGTCGCAAGCCCAACGGGCGATCGCGGATTCCGCTTCCGGCCAGGTTTGCTCGCAGGCTGGTCGGCAACCGGGTTTGTCGGCTTGCCATCGGCGAACGGTCGGCCCGCCTGGTCGACGGCCACCAGGCCAGTGAGGGTTTGCCAGCGCCGGATGATCACGTCGACGAAGCGAGGATCCAGCTCCACCACGCGCGCGCACATGCCCTGGCGATCGGCCGCGATCAGCGTCGAGCCGGAGCCGCCGAACGCGTCGACCACCACCGCACCAGGACGCGCCGACATCGACAGGTGCCGCTCGACCAGGGAAACCGGCTTCATGGTCGGATGCTCGGCCGAGCGACGCGGCCGCTCGACGAACATCGCGGTGGTCGGCGTCTCCAGGAGCTGCGCGTCGCCGGCCACCACCAGGAGCGAGTCCCCGAACGGGATCGCCCACCGGCCATCGTCGAGCTGCTGAATGCCGCGGCCATTGGCCCAGGCCTCGACCGTTGTCTGCTTGCGGCCGCCATAGAACTCATGCGCGGCGCCAGGCTTCCACCCGTAGAGGATCGGTTCATGGATCCACTGGTAGTCCGAGCGGCCGAGCACCAGCGAGTCCTTACGCCAGATAAGACACGACGCCAGCTTCAGGCCTGCCTCGACGAACGCGCGCCGGAATGACAGGCCTTCCGTGTCGGCATGCGCGACATAGATCGCGGCGCCAGGACGCATGACCTCGGCCAGGCGCTCAAAGGCGACCAGCAGGAACTCAAGGAACGCGGCATCGGACATCGCGTCGTTTTTGATCCGGCCCGCCGTGCCCTCGTAGGCCACGTTGTAGGGCGGATCGGTCCACACCACGTCCGCCAGGGCACCGTCCATCAGCCGCGCCCACAGCGCCGCGTCGTGCGAGTCCCCGCAGGCAAGGCGGTGCTGGCCGAGCGTCCAGATCTGACCAGGGCGCGAGACGGCGACCTCCTCGAGCGGCGGCGCATCGTCCGGATCGTTGGACGGCGCCGTCAGGAGCAGCTCGCCGATCTCGCGATCGGAGAAGCCGGTGAGCAGTGCGTCAAAGCCGGACGCCTGCAGAGAGGCGAGTTCCTCGGCCAGGATCTCGCGATTCCAGCCGCCGTTCTCGGTGAGCTTGTTGTCGGCGAGGACGTAGGCGCGCTTCATCGCGTCGGTCCAGCCTTCAGCGATCACGACCGGCGCCTCGGTGAAGCCGACCAGCGGCGCGGCCAGGACGCGGCCGTGCCCCGCGATGATTCCGCCAGCCTCGTCGATCAGCACCGGCATGGTCCAGCCCCAGGTGCGCATCGAGGCCGCGATCTGCGAGATCTGGTGCTGCGAATGCGTCCTGGCGTTGCGCGCGAACGGCGTGAGGCGATCAAGCGGCCAGACTTCGTGGCGGTTCGCGGGATTCTTGACGGTCATGCGTTGCCCCATAGGCGCGGTTTATCGACACCGATTCCAGGATAGTTTTTCCGAGGCCCGGTCGGATTTTCTGCGACGCGAAAAATAAAACTTCCAGCCGGCTTACGGACCCATCGGCCCCTAGTTTTGACCCTCCCCTCCAGTGCATTTTTCATCACTATCGAGGAAAGTGGCGGCATCACCACTCGATGACGTGACGGCTTCGGCTCCTTGGCGCAGCACCTCCAGGCCCATGCCATCCTCGAGGACCAGCACGCGATGACCAG